CTTTACCTTTTAGGGCAATGAAACTTGCTGAGCTATCATAATAGGCATCAGAGAAAAGCACTTGTTTGCTACGTGCTTCGGTGATGTCCATTGCGGAAATTACACCATCAATACGTTTTTGTTTCACGGCTTGCACTAAGCCATCAAATGAAAGGCTTTTGAACGAGCAATTTGCTTGGATTTCTTTACAAATTGCATTGGCAATATCGACGTCAAAACCGATGATTTCGCCGAAGCGTTTAAACGCGCTGGGGCATCCATGCAAGATATGGCTACTCAATACAAGACGATTGACCAGGCACTAGACGGCATGAAAGAAACACTATCAAACAAACTCAAGCCAGCTTTCGATACATTGTCTAAAGCAGGCATCAAGGCACTTGAGGCGATTATGAATCAGCTTGATAAAGTTGATTTTAACAAACTAGCCACAGGGATTGAGGGCTTTTTCAGCAAAATTGATTTCGATGCAGTGATTGAGAAAATAACCTCATTCGTTGGGTCGGCAGTTGCTAAAATCAAAGAATTCTGGCAAGGCTTTACAAACACGAGCGCAATATCTGACTTTAAACAGGCTATGAGCGAAGTTTGGGAGGCTGTTAAGAAAGTATTTTCATCGTTATCTGGTGGAGATACGGCATCATTTGGCGAAAAGGTCGGAAAAGCCTTAAGTGTAGTTTCAAAGGCGTTGCAGTCATTTTCTAAAATCGTACAAAGTCTAAGTCCAGAACAGATTCAAGCAATCGCTAAGGCTTTTATTGCTTTTAAAGTTGCTCAAAGTTCGATAAGACCAGTTACAAACGCCCTAATTGGACTAAGTAAAGCGGTCGGTGTGATTAAGGGAGTTTTTGGTGGTTTAGCAAGCTTTGCAAGAGTTGCAAAGATTTTAAGTGGTATCGCTAAAGGTTCTCAAGCTGCTAGCTCGGCATTAACATTCTTGTCTGGAAGTTCAAAACTTGCTAAGGGTGCAATGATTGGATTGAATATCTTTAGTAAGGTAGGCGGTTGGATTGGTTCAGCGGTTTCTGCAATCGTTGCTTTCCTCGGACCAGTTGGATTGGTTATTGCTGCAGTCGTGGCAATCGGTGCAGCTTTTGTTATTTTATGGAATAAATGCGAAGGTTTTAGAAACTTCTTCATCGGGTTATGGGACGGTATCGTCAACGTTGCCTCGAATGCTTGGAAAGGTATTCAAGGCGCTTGGGACGGTATGGTAGAGTGGTTCTCTAATCTATGGAACGGAGTAAAAGAAACTGCTTCAAATGCTTGGAACGGTTTCCTTGAGAAAGCTAAGCCAGTCATCGAAGCTATCAAGAACGCATGGAACAGCATTACAGAGTTCTTTTCTGGGCTTTGGAACGGCATTAAACAAATTGCCTCGAATGTTTGGAATAGTTTCCTAGAGGGCGCTCAACCAATCGTGGAGGCTTTAATGAATGTATGGAACGCCTTGACGGAGTTCTTTACGACATTATGGGACGGTATTGTTTCAATCGCAAAAACGGTTTGGAATAGTATTGTCGAAGTTGTAACCGCTGTTGTTGAAACGGTTAAAGGCGTATGGAACGGCATAACAGAGTTCTTCACTAATCTTTGGAACGGTGTGGTAGAAGTTTCCACGAATGCATGGAACGGCTTTGTTGAATTTATGACACCAATCGTTGAAACGCTTAAAGGCTTGTGGAATGGCTTTGTTGAATTTATGAATGGCGTTTGGAATGGTATTGTTTCAGTTGCTACTACTTCTTGGAATTTACTACAACCTATCGTCGAAGCGGTATGGACTGGTATTCAAACATACATTTCAACGGCTATTCAAAACATACAAACTGTTATCTCAACAGGAATGCAAATTGTTCAAGGTGTATGGAATGCGGTTTGGAATGTATTTACTACAATCGTTCAGACTGTATGGACTGTTATTTCAACGGTTATTTCAACTGTATTGAACGTGATAGCAGGCATCATCAAAGCGGTTACGGCTGTTATTAAAGGTGATTGGAGCGGTGCTTGGGAAGCTATTAAAGGAATAGCTCAGACTGTTTGGGAAGGTATTAAAACAGTTATTTCAACTGTCATTAATGCAATTAAGGACGTCATTAGTACTGTTTTAGGAGCTATTAAAGATACTGTAACAACAATTTGGGATGGTATTAAGACAATCATTTCAACAACAATCAACGCGATTAAAGAGACGGTAGTAAATGTTGCTAACGCTATGAAAGAAGGCTTCTTAGGGGCGATGGACGCACTTAAAGGCGGAGTTTCTAGCGCAATTGATGCAATCGGTGGATTCTTTGATAGATTATGGAACATCGACTTATCAGGAGCTGGACGAGCTATCATGGATGGATTCCTAGGTGGATTGAAAGTTGCATGGAGCGCTGTTACAGACTTCATCGGAGGCGTAGCAAACTGGATTGCAACACATAAAGGTCCTATCTCTTATGACCGCAGATTGCTTATCCCAGCAGGGGAAGCTATCATGGGCGGTTTCAATAGAGCTTTAATGGGTGGTTTTGAAGACGTCAAAGGCAACGTGTCTGGAATGGCTGGCGGTATTCGTTCGATGTTTGATGATGCTGGTTCTAGAGTTTCAGCAATGTCTAATGCGTTGCAGGGTGATTTCTCTAACAACGTATCTGGTACATTATCAGCTACTTATGAAGTCAACCAGACGAAAGAGCCTGCTGTTATTAACCTTGCTCTAGGTTCTAATGATTTCAGAGCCTTTGTAGCGGATATTTCAAACATTCAAAGTAAAGAAGAAAGGATAAGATTGAAGGCTTCAAGCCTTTAATGGTGGTTTAAATGTATACTTTTAATGACACAACAAAAGGCACGCCAACATTTAACTCTGGTTTAGAAGTTCAATTTGGCGGTGTAAGCCTCAATCAAGAAATGAATAATGAGGACGGAACGTTTTTTGTGGCGAATACCACAGGTCGAGACGTCCTCGATTTTAACCATGAAACAACAAAAATAAAAGGTCGAGACGGTCAATATCTCTATGGTGCGACTTATAAAGAGCGTGAAATTGAGGTACAGGTCAGACTTACTGGTTATACCAATTTGGGAATGCGAAAACAATATGAGCGGTTAAACCGCTTGTTGTTTTCTCGTCAAGCTAAAAAATTAGAGTTTGGTGATGACGGAGAGAGATATTACAAAGCTATCTTTTCAAAAGTTAAAAAACCAGAATTGGAAGACGCAAACGACACAGTTATTAAACTACATTTCATTTGCTATGACCCATTTAAGTATACAGAACCTAAAAGTACAGGAAGTAACAAGGTAACTTATAACGGAGACTTTCCAACAGAGCCTATTTTGTACCTTACAACTCAAGCGAGTTCTGAAATTCGCATATTACACCTTGAAACTCAAAAATATATCAGGTTAAAAGCTACTTACGTTCAAGATTCAAGTCTGGTAATTAATTGTGAAACTAGAGAAATCACGTTAAACGGCAGAAACGAGTTGAAAAACTTTGATGTGGTTAACAGTCGATATTTTAAACTTCAAAAAGGCGTAAACACATTTCAAGTTGAGGGTGCGACATTGAATGATATCCAGTACAAAGAGGTGTTCGCATGATTTATTTATTCAATCAGACAGAAGAATTGATTGATGTAATCGATGAAGCGATCCTTGCGGATTTTACACATACGATTGAGTTAAATCAGTTTGATAGAGCAAGTTTTGAAATCCCCGTTGATTACAAGCCTAACATTATCAAAGAAGCCCAGTTTTTCGGATTTCAATCCCGAGACAGGGCTTTTTGTTTGTTTAGGATTGCGGAAAAGTCTTACGACATCGGATTGACTATTCAAGGTATAGACAGGGCAGAAAGTGACTTACATTCATTCATCATCGAGAATAAGCGCCCTAAGGGAACCGCTGAACAAGTATTGAGTGGAATTTTAGAAGGAACAGGCTACCAATTAGGAAATGTAGACGGCTTGACTCGAACAGGAAAATTGAGTTTCTACTATATTTCAGTTCGTCAAGCCCTCGTTAAAATAATTGAGTCATACGCTTGCGAGTTCAAGATTAGATATACATTCGTTGAAAACAAGATAATCGGACGATACATTGACTTAAATCAACGCTTCGGACGTGTTACAGGTCATCAGTTCGAGTATGGCACTAACATTCTGAATGTTACCTACGAAGAATCGTCTGATGACGTTGTAACGGCCTTGATTGGTCGTGGTAAGGGTGAACAAAGCACGGATGAAAATGGAGAAGCTACTGGCGGTTATGGTCGAAGAATCCAGTTTAAAGATGTTGTTTGGTCGGTTGCAAATGGCGACCCCGTTGATAAACCAGCGGGACAGAATTATGTAACGAATGAAACTGCTAGAAATATCTATGGATTACACCAAGATGGCGTTATTAAGCATCGTTTCGGTGTATATACAAACGAGGATATTGAAGATCCTACTGAATTATTAAAAGCTACTTACAAAGAGCTACAACGCTTATCCGTTCCAATCGTTACGTTCAAAGCTAATCTTTTGGATTTAGCAAATGCGATTGAGCAGGATATTTGGATTGGTGACAGCGTTGGAATCGTAAGAGACCAGATTGGAATCGCTTTTGAAGCTAGAATCCATAAATTGGTTATCGATAAATTGGATAATAACCGTTCAGTTGCTGAACTAGGCGATTATCAAACGTTGCAAGCTAAAGACCGTGCAACACGTCAACAAGCTATCAAAGACGCAGTGAGTGGATTTAGTGAATCGTTATTTCATGAAGCTATTGCGAATGAAGTTGAAAGACGCAACAAGGAAATTGACGAAAAGGTTCGTATCATACAGCTTGAAATTGATAATGTTATCAAAGAATACCAAAACAAAGCAGAAGATTTCAGTGCTAAAATCCATGAAGAAGTGGAGAAAGAGCGTCCTGAGTTCTTGAAGCGTATTCGTGAAGAACTCATGAGCGGTGCTGACTCAATCGCTGAGTTGAGCAAGAAATTAGAACAGGTCAGCGAAACCGCAAGAATAAACGCTGGTCTGATTGGTGGAGACGGTACAGCTATTTACAACAAGAACCGCCTCAATGGAAGTACGGCTAAAAAAATTGCCTATGGTACTGATTATGTAGAAGTCGGACACAATGGAGATGGATTTGAACTAGGTAAACAGTACGTGATAAGCTGGTCGGCAACATGTACGCCTTACGGAAAAACGGACGTGACTGTAATCATAAACAAAACACCGTTTTATGGTGGTCATGTTCATTTCGCACCTATCAATTCGCCTTTGCCAGAGATTGACAAAGACTTAACTCAAAAAGAGGAACAGGTTTTATCGGTTTATAACGGTGCTTACAACTTGACGTTCTCAGGCGACTGGTACCAAAACTCAGAACAGCCTATTATGGTTGATAATCGAACCAATCGAATTGAGTTTGAACCTGTCTATAAAACGATTGCGGACGGTCAAAATTCAATATATGACGGAAGTTGGAACGAAAGTCCAACATTTATTTTTGATGGAGGTGTAGCATGACGGAAACAATACCAATTAGAGTGCAGCATAAGCGCATGTCAGCGAGTGATTGGACAAATAGCCCACTGGTCTTACTTGATGGCGAGTTAGGCGTTGAGAGCGACACAGGGAAAGTCAAGGTCGGAAACGGCCGTGACAGATTCTCAGCCTTACAATATCTAACAGGACCAAAAGGAGACCGTGGGGAACGTGGCGAAACGGGTCCAAAAGGTGCGGACGGCGTAATGCGATTCGAGGAGCTTACAAGTCAACAGAGAGAATCGTTAAAGGGCGCTCCTGGTCCAATGGGGCCAGCAGGACCTAGAGGGGCAGACGGTGCGCCAGGACAAAAAGGTGACACTGGTCCTCGTGGAGAACAAGGACCTATCGGTTTAACTGGTCCTAAAGGGGCAGACGGTGCAAGAGGTGCTCAAGGACCAGCAGGGCCAACAGGGGATAGAGGAGCAGACGGTGCGCCTGGTCAAAATATTATTAATCAGAACGGTGGGCAACCATTGAAGTATTGGTTCGGTTCTAAATCTCAGTATGATGCACTTTCTACTAAAGATAGCACTACTATCTATGACGTATACGAGTAGGAGGTAGTATGGCTAGAGAAGGAATTTATGTAGGTAACAAGGAAGTTACTCATCGTTATATCGGTTCAAGGCTTGTTTGGGTGAAAATAAGGCTGTTATTTAGTGGTGACGTATCAATTAATTACGATAGTCATAATAAACAAATAACACTGAATAAGGATTTTTCACAAAACAAGATAAGAACTGTTGAGATAAACGGGAAAGAAATTTCGGTTTCTAAAATCGAAAACAAACAGGGTAAAACTTATGTAACTTTCACTGAGTCCCTAGAAGAATTTGAACGAAAAACTGGATTTAACCGATATAGAAGTTTCTATGGTTCAATCCCTATTAAAGTTTACGGAGGTTAAAGATGGACATTACTATTCAAAACGTCCGTGCGCCTGCTCTAGAGTATAACGGGCGATTTTACAAGGTATTTCAACCACGGACACGCGATGAACTGCTAAAACTTCATCACATGGGGTGCGCTGGAGACACAGTTTTAACGGATATTCAGCTGGAGCAAGGGGATTTCCCTACTAGCTTCGTGGAGCCTACTGTTACACAACGTACATTGTCAGGCCTCTTCAAGGATTTACGTTCTATTGAACTGGAATTGAGAGACCAGAATAGCACACTTTGGAGCAAAATCCAGAAAAGCAATCAAGGGGCGTTAACACAGTTTTTTGATACGAATGTTAAGAGTGCGATTGCTCAGACGGCAAACGAAATCAGACAGGAAGTGCGAGACGCTTCTAACAGCGCTAGGGTTCAAGTGACATCGGAAGGTGTGACGATTGGCTCTACTACATTAACTGGTGAACAGTTAGCCTCTACCATTTCCACAAGCCCTAGAGGAGTTGACATCATCGCCCCTAAAATCAAAGTCAAGTCCGACATGATTGTTGACGGTTCGATAACCTCAAGCAAGATTGCTGCAGGGTCAGTTACCGCAAACGCATTAGACGCTGGCTCGGTTACGGCTGACAAAGTTAAATTCGATACTGCTTTTATTCAACGGTTAGTATCTCAACAAGCGTTTGTCGATGAGTTATTTGCGAAAAACGCAACGATTACAAAGATACAGAACGTTGATTTCACGGGGAATAATATCAAAGGCGGTCGCATTACATCTTTAAATGGAGATACTCAGTTTGATTTACAGACAGGCTGGCTTGAGATGAACGGCCACGGCGTTGGCATCAAAAATCAATTCCCTAATAGGCCTTTACAATATTTAGTTTTCGGCTCTGGAAACATCAACGGCGTTGAAGGTTCATACACAGCTTTATTAAGTAACAGAAATAGATTCGTTACTATGGACCATACATCAGCAGGCCTTCAAATCTGGAATGGACGAAGCGGAAGTAATGTTCAAAGTGCCGTGAATATGTATGGGCAAAAAATCACATTTAACATAAGTGCACAACCAGGTTTGAAAGAAGTGTCTATTGACACGAACACTCATACGCTTGCAGGCGTTGACGAAATTGTTATTCAAGGTGTTCGATTATCGTATATCTTAAATGACATTTACGATAATTTCAGAAATCTAGGAGCAGTGGCTGGAAATTACAGTCGAGGTTATTACACAAAATGGAAATAAGAGAGGCGAAACATGAATACGCAAGATAAAGTTATTAACGATTTAGCAATTCAATTGGCAAATAAAACGATTGAATGTGCAAATTACAAGGCTTTATATGAAGAAGCCCAAGCAGAAATCCAACAATTACAAGAAGATAAAGAAAAGGAAGAATGATATATGACATTTAAATTGATTAACAAATACTTACAAGAAAACAACCGTACATTCGTTGCGATTCGTCAAGAAAATCCATATACGGCTTTTGACCGTGTTTTAATCGGTAATCGTGTGAACGAATCAGACGAGGAATTAATTAAGGCAGTTATCGGACAAGTGACTACTGAATTCAACCCAGCGGAAGGGGTTAAGAAATTACAAGAAGATTTACACACTCAAGCGGAAGATTACGAGCAAAAACTTGCTGAGAAAGATGCAAAAATTGCGGAAGTAAAAGCCGTTGCTGATTGGGCAGTATTGGCTCGTGTAACGGACGTGGATAATCCGTTAGATCCTACAGTGTTCAAACGCGGTCTTGAATTGGTAGACCCTGCTAAAACTGGCAAAACTTACCAATCGCAAGAAATTTTCACGCTTGAAGATGTGAATCATGTTGAGAAATTCCAAGAAGGCAAACGCGTTATGATTCAAGTAAACGAGCCATTCACTTATCAAGGAGAAACACTTGAGCAACTTGCAACACTTGAACAAAACGGTAAATTAGGTATTTGGAAATGGACTGAACCAAAAGCAGAAAAACCATCCAGCGAATTAGATACTCAGCCTGTTCAATAGACCGCTGTTTTTAGAAATGGGGTGGTTTAATTGGAATTTTTAACCTTACTTGATAAACTCACGCCTGTTTTAATTGTGATAATTCCAAGTTATTTCTCGTTTAAAAGTACGCAAAACACAAAAGAAACTGAAAAACAAATCAATGTTCTTACGGATAAAATCGGAGACCTTGAAAAATCAGTTGGTGAAGTTACTGAAATTGGGCGAGACAATCGTAATAACCTTTCACTTATTAGAAAAGGTTTGCAACGGTTGCAACGATTTCGATTGCAAGAGAATTTGAAAAAAGCAATTAGGCGCGGGTGGACAACTCAACATGAAATCGAAGAGCTTTCAAGGCTCTATGAAAGTTATGTTGAATTGGGCGGAAATGGCGCTATAAAAATATTGTTTGAGAAGTTTCTCAAACTAGAAATTTCGGAGGAAAAATAATGAACAAAATTAATTGGAAAGTACGAGTATTAAATAAAACATTTTGGCTAACGTTAGTGCCAGCTTTAGCACTGTTGCTACAAACGTTTCTAGCTGTATTTAACATTCGTTTAGAGTTAGGCGAAACAATCGATAAATTATTAGTGTTTATCAACGCATTGTTTGCTGTTTTGATGATTGTTGGTATTGTCAACGACCCTACAACAGCTGGTCTGACTGACAGCACAAGAGCGCTTGGGTATCACGAACCTAGCGAAGATTAAACTAAGAAAGGGAGGTCCTAAGACTTCCCTTTTTATTTTTCATGAAAGGGGGACAACCTTTGAAAAAAATTATTAAACGACAAGCAGGCGTTTGCGCCAACGTCCGAGATAAAGATTACAAAGTGAAAGAAGAATTTTATTCACACGATAAGAACAACGCATTTATCGAGTTGCAACTAAATGGAGTAGGCGCTGAGAAAATCATAGTGTTATTCCATTTTAAAACGACAAATCGTTTCTTGGAAGTTGCTGGAGTGGTTGAAAATAATATCGCAACTGTTCCATTCGATACTAGCTTAATTACAACCGATGAAATCGTGTATGGATATGTTTATGCTGAAAAGCTTGTACAATCGGCAGACATTCTTAAATTCTCGTTTTGGGTTCGTGTATCTGAAATTGACAAACATAGCGAATTGCCCGTTATCGAGAAAGAAACTAAAAGAATTGTTGCTGTGACGGATATCGTAACAAAAGCTGAATTAGAAGAAGCAATAAAGAATATCCATGTTGAAGGTGCAACCTTTGACGACTCGGAAATCTTGAGACGATTACAAGCACTTGAAACGAAACCAGAAATTGATACAAGCACTTTTGCTACGAAACAAGAACTAGAAAACAAAGTTGAACGTGCTGAAATAAGCCATATTTCAGCCGATATTGAAGCTTTAAAGACAAAGACGGATAAAGACACCGTCTATAACGATGAGCCTCTAAAACAACGTATATCAGCGCTAGAATCAAAGCCGAATATTGACACAAGTAACTTTGCAACAAAGGATGAGTTGAGAAATATCTCATCAACACCTGGACCAAAAGGGGACAAGGGCGAAACTGGTGAACGTGGACCTCAAGGGTTACAAGGTATCCAAGGCGAACGAGGTCCAGAAGGTCCTAGAGGTGCAGACGGACTTCAAGGTCCAATCGGTCCTCAAGGTGTTCAAGGAGAACGAGGACAAGACGGACAAGCAGGTCCAAAAGGAGAGCGTGGCGAACAAGGACAAGTCGGTCCTACTGGTCCTCAAGGTCCAATCGGATTGACTGGTCCTAAAGGTGCGGACGGTGTAGGCGTTCCTCAAAAGCTAACTTTAAACGGAAACACGCTTGTTTTGTCAGACGGAGGAGGCTCGGTAACTTTACCAGAAACCAGTCAAAATGCTTCAACTTCGTCTAGTGAACTTATTGGTGCTGGTATGCCAAATGGAAAAGTAGAAGGCAAACTAGGTCAAACTTATGTTGACACTGCTAAGACAAATGGCGCCTTGAAATGGATTAAACGAACTCCTTCGGGGAATCAAGGCTGGGCTGTATTAGACGGTGATACAGGTTGGAAAACCCTAAATTCAACTTCAAAACTCGGTAATTCATACGTAAAAGCACGAAGGATTAACGATATCGTGCAATTACAATTTGGTGGTTTACAATGGGGTTGGTTCGGTATTGTTCGCCGTGGTGGGCTTGGATTCGTGGCGCATCCTGGAAACCGTGAAAAGAAAGTTTTCATCTTAACAAATGGACAAATGCCTTACGGCTACAGAACAGCCACCTCATTAATCGGACCGATTTATAACGATGATGGTGTTCCATACGGTACATGGTATCTCGGAGGTTACGGAGACGCAAACCATTTACGTTTCCAATTCTTAGACCCAATACCAGCAGACAAAGACATCGGAGATATCAGGGTATCTAACATAAGTTATTTTACAGACGACCCTTGGCCAACAAATTAAGGAGGAATATAAATGGAAATTGATACAAGTAGATACAGAGAGGGATTACCTCAAATCGGTTATGCGCCTTATCACCAAATTCACGCGCATTCAACAGGTAATAGAAATTCAACAGCACAGAACGAAGCAGACTACCACATGCGTAGACCTGTAGAATCTGGATTTTTCTCACACGTTGTAGGGAATGGACGCGTAATGCAAGTAGGTCCCGTCAATCAAGGCGCTTACGATGTTGGAGGTGGCTGGAACGCTGAAGGCTACGGACAGGTAGAATTGATTGAAAGTCATTCCACAATGGAAGAGTTTATGACGGACT